GCAGGAACAGGCATTGAGTCTAAAGCTCTTGGATTGCCAAGCAAAGGTTTAACAGCAGCACAAGCACTACAAGGTGCTAGGTTGGCTAGTGGACTATTAACACCAAGACCACAAATGCCACAAATGCCACAATATCAACAACCTCAAATAACAAGAATGCCTCAAGGTGCAGTAGATTACTCAGGTCTACTAGGTTTAATTACACCAAGAATGGCAAGACGAAATCCAAATTCTTTACTAGGATAAATTATGGCAATTGATCTATCAGCTTTATTTGGTCAGCAACCAAATTACACAGACCTTATTGGCGCAGAGCAACAGCAGCGACTACAGTCTAATGCTGCCCAACAAGCATTGCTAAATTCAGCAATTGCTTTGTTAGCACAATCTGGAACTCAGCGTTATCCTGTAAGCACAGGACAGGCATTTGCAGGCGCACTAGCAGCAGGATCAGAAGGCTATAACCAATCTTTTGACCGCACTCTCAAGCAGATGGTTACTGGTATGCAGTTAGAGGATTTTAAGCGCAAACAGCGAGCAAGAGAGTTGGCAGGTCAAGCATTTAGGAGAGAGCCTGTTCCTATTCCAATGGCTACAGGAGAAGGATCTCAGTTAGAAATGCTGTCTCGCCCTGAGTTTGGTGGCGATATGGCTGTTCCTGAGACTGTTGCAGCATTAAGAGCTAACTTGCCAACACAAACCATCGTAGATAGGTCAAGATTGGCAGAGGCAGTTGCAATGGGCGGTGATTATGCAGAGGCTGCTAAATTGTTAGAGCCAAGAGAAACAAAACTGCCACCTGGTGATTTGGGTCAATTTGTAGAAGCTAAAAGACTTGGAATTATTCCTGAGTCAATGGGTTTTGAAGATTTCAAAAAAATAGGCAAAGAGCCATTAGTTAAGAATATTATTGGTGGAGAAGTAAGCCCATTCGAGAAAAAAGCACAAGAAAAACTAGCAGAAGATTATGTAACAGTAAGAGAATCTGGTAGAGTTGCTCGCAGAGCATTAAGCGACATCAACAGGCTTGAGTCATTGCTAGAAAAAACAGAAACAGGCTTTGGTGCTAGTGCAAAACTAGCTGCTGGTAATTTAGGAATTGCTACAAAAGGTCTTAATGAGTTACAGGCGGCAGAGGCTTTAATTAACAAATTAGTTCCTCAACAAAGACCGCCTGGATCAGGAACAATGTCAGATGCAGACTTAGAGTTGTATAAGAAGTCTGTAGTTCGGATTATCAATCAACCTGGTGCTAATAAGATAATTATTGACTCTACTAAAGATATTAACAACTATATTCTTAAAGAAGCAGACATTGCTAACCAAGTTCTAAATGGTAAAATTAGCAGAGAGGAAGCTGATCGCAAATTAGCAGAGTTGGGTAATCCAGTCCAAGACTTTTTTAAGAAAAATCCATCAATTATTGGTGGAACTCCATCAACAAAAGGTGTAAGATTTTTAGGATTTGAATAATGCCAATAGCCAGATTTGAAATGCCTGATGGCAGAATCGGTAGGTTTGAAGTTCCAGAAGGAACTACTCCTAAAGAGGCACAAGAGTTAATTCAACAATCTTTGCAAGAAACTCAACCCGCACAAACTCAAGAATTAGGTGAAATCTCAAGAACAGGACAATTGCTTGCAAGAGGTGCTATTCCTACACTAACAGGTGCTGGAGCAGGAGCTTTAGTTGGTGGTGCGCCTGGTGCTTTAGTAGGATCTTTAGCATTGCCAATGGCAGATTTAGCAGCAATTGGTAGCAGATATGTAGAAAACCTTATTCGCCAAGCTAAAGGATTGCCAGAAACTAAAGGCTTTTCTCCATCAGGAGAGATTTCTAAGGCTTTAGCTAATATTGGATTGCCAGAACCTACATCTACAGGCGAAAGAGTTATAGAAGCTGTTGGAGGTGGTTTAGCTGGAGTTGGCACTCAACTACCTGCACTAGGTCGTTTAGCCACTACAGCCACAACAGAGGCTGGAAGAAGCCTTGCTGGCAGGATGGCTCAAGCACCTGTAGCACAGACAGTAGTAGCTGCACCAGCAGCAGGCACAGCACAGTATGTTGGTGAAACTACAGAAAGCCCATTAGCAGGAATAGCTGCTGGTATGGCTATTGGGGCTACAGCAGGTTTAAGACCAAGACAAGTAGAACAAGCCTTATCAGCAGAGCAACTGAGAACTAGAGCAGATATTGCTTATCGAAATGCAGAAAAAGCTGGTGTAGTTGTTAGTCCTGAATCTTTAAAAGCTAAAACACCTAAATTTGAAAGCGTGTTAAAAGAAGAAGGATATGACCCTGGACTGCATCCACAATTAAATGCTGTTTTAAATAGATTACAAACAGAAGTAGAAACACCTAAAACATTAAAAGAAATAGACACCCTTAGAAGAATTGTAAGGTCTCCTACTAAAACATTTGATAATCCAGATCAGCAACGAATTGCTTATCGTTTGTTAGATGAGTTTGATGATTATGTAAATAACTTGTCTGCTAAAGATTTGGCGGTAGAAGGTGGAAAAGTTAAAACAGCAACAAGAGAATTAACAAAAGCTAGAAACTTCTACAATAGATCAAAAAAGTCAGATGAAATTGCTGATATTTTTGAAAGAGCAGAGATTCGCGCTGGTGCAAACTTTACACAATCTGGTTTAGAAAATTCATTAAGACAGGAATTAAAGTCTCTTGCCTTAAACAAAAAGCGTTTAGCGATGTTTTCTGATACAGAACAAAGTGCAATTAAAGCAGCAGCAAAAGGTGGAAGCATACAAAATGTTTTAAGAAACATTGGAAAATATGCAGCTACAAGCCCAATTCCTACAGGTGTAGGAGGTGGTTTAGGTGCTGGTATTGGAGCTATGCTTGGTGGTGTACCAGGAGCAGTTATTGGTGGTGCAGCAGTACCGGCAATAGGCGGTGCAGCTAGGGCTGGTGCTACAAGAATTGGCATGAATAGATTAGAAGAAATACAAAAAATGGTTTCTTTGGGTCGTATGCCAGAAATACAATCAAGAACTCGTTTTGTACCAGTTACAGGTTTACGAGGACTATTAGCATCTCCTGTAGATCAGCAATTTGAAGAACAACAGTAAGGAAAATCATGGCATACACAAAATATTCTCTAACCCCTGCTAATAACACCGCAGCACCTCCAGATGGTGCGCCAGAGGGAATGCTCCCATCCGCAGTAAACGATACGATGCGAGATATGATGGCGCAGATCCGAGATGTCGGAGATGGTATCAGAGATGGCACATATACCATGACTGCACCTAAGATAACAGGTGGAACTATTACTGGTGCTACTTTTACTGGTAATACTTTTTCTAATCCTATTATTACTGGTGTTTCTACATTTGCTGCTGGCACAGTATCTGCTCCTGCTATCACTACCACAGGCGATACCAATACAGGTATATTCTTCCCTGCCGCAGACACTATTGCCTTTACAGAAGGTGGTGTAGAAAGCATGAGGATTGACTCTAGTGGTAATGTAGGTATTGGCACTACCACAATTACTAGTTCTGCTGGATGGAGTCCTAGATTAGTGTTGGCTGGAACAGATACAGCATTAATTGTTAAAGGTGGTTCTGGGCAAGAAAATTCATTTGGAGCTAGTGGTGGTTTATATATAGATTGTTTGGGAAATTCTACTGGAACAAACAACAACATTATATTTAGAAATACTGCTAGTAATTCTAGTTACAGCGCAACAGAGCGTATGCGTATTAACTCCAATGGTACTGTATCAATCGGTAATACTTCAGCCACATATACTTTAGATGTTAGTGGCAGTATAAGAGCCAGCACATATTTTTATGCTTCTGGAGGTAACGCAGGAGATGGTATTTATCTTGCAAACGGCTCAAGTAATGGATTGATTTCTCAGATGTCTAACGGTAGCGCATCTACAACAACATATATTGGTAATCAAACAATTACCACTTCATCTGACATTAGAATCAAAAACAATATTAGACCAACAGAAAGAAATGCGCTTGAACTTCTTGAGCAATGGGAAATTGTTGACCATAATTGGAACGACCCGTCAGACCAATGCGAAAACAACAGAAACAGTCGTGGTGTTTGGACTGGTGTTATTGCTCAACAAATTCAACCAATAACTCCGTGGTTAGTTAATAAACCACTTGAAGATGAAAACAAAGATGGTTCAAAAAATCTATGGTTGGTTGATTTTGCATACTCAGTTCCGTTATTAGTCAAAGCCATCCAAGAACAACAAGCAATGATTGAAGAACTTAAAACCCGCATCGAAACATTGGAGAATAAATAATGAATATCGAATGGAATGTAGTAAACATGGAGCGTAAGACTGACAACGGTTTTGTTGTTACAGTTCATTACACCGTAACCACAGTAGATGGAGAAGTAACTGCTTCTACTTACGGTACTGTAGGATACACACAAGAAGAAGATAACTTCACACCTTTTGAACAACTTACTAAAGACCAAGTAGTAGGTTGGGTGCAGACATCGCTAGACAAAGACGCTGTAGAGGCTTCCTTGGCTACTCAGATCGAAGCACTAAAGAACCCAGTCCAAGAGTCTGGTTTGCCTTGGTAATTTAACTTAAGGAGAATCAAATGGGTAAAGACAACAAATCCCTGACGATAGATGGAGTAGAGTACGACACAAGCACTTTCACGGAAGAGCAGATTATATTGACTAATCACTGTTTGGACTTAGATCGCAAGTTAGCGTCTACACAGTTCCAAGCACAGCAGTTACAAGTCGGTAAAGATGCTTTTCTACAAATGCTAAAGCAGTCCCTAGAGACCAAAGAAGAAACCGTTTAATAATAAGAGTACATGATGGCTGACATTGATCCAATAGAATACGGCAAACTAGTTCATGCAGTAGAGAACTTAGAATCCAAAGTAAGCACAATGGAGACTGACATTAAAAAGTTAGTAGCAATGGCAGAGCGATCCAAGGGTAGCCTTTGGGCAATTATGGGTGCTGCATCTGTATTCGGTGCTTTTGTAACTTGGTTGGCAGAACTATTCTTTAAAAAATGATTACACTCGTATCTACATTATTATCCTTTCTTGCAGGTGGCTTACCTAAGTTATTAGGATTCTTTCAGGATCGGTCAGACAAAAAGCACGAGTTAGAAATGGCTCAACTACAGACCGAAAGAGAGCTTATGTTAGCCAAGGAAGGATACTTGGCACAAGCTAGGGTAGAGGAAATTCGTACCGACCAGATTGAAATACAAGCCTTTAGAGACGAAAAAATTGCCCTTTACCAACACGATACAGACCTAGCTAAAGGCGCAGACAAATGGGTTATTAACGCTAGAGCCATGGTTCGCCCAATCGTTACCTATGGAATGTTTGGCATCTTTTTGTTTGTAGAAGTTGCTGGATTCTGGTATGCCTGGCATCACAATGTGCCATTCGATCAAGCCCTAGACATCCTCTGGTCGGAAGAAACCATCACTATTTGGTCTAGTATTGTCGCTTTCTGGTTTGGATCTCAGGCTTTTAGCTCAAGAAGGTAAAAATGATCGGGGTTTATGCTATTAAGCACATACCATCACATAGAATATATGTTGGTAGTTCTTGTAATGTTCATAAAAGAATGAGAGATCATTTATCTTTCTTAAAAACAAATAGACACCACTCTCAGCATCTACAAAATTGCTGGAATAAATATGGAAAAGATCAATTTGTTTTTAGTGTTGTAAAAGAATGTTCATCATTAGAAGAAGCATTGAGTGTAGAGCAAGCATTGTTAGATTGTTTTTTTGGTAAAACATTGTTTAATGCAAAAAATGTAGCCATGGGTGTTGGAATTGGAATTTCCCATCCAAACAAATCAAAGCCATTGCCTGAAGAACAAAAAGCCAAAATAAGTGCTGCATTAAAAGGCAGACAAAAAACTAAAGAACACATAGAAAAAGTAAGGCAAAAAAATTTAGGCAAGATTGTTTTAGAAAAAACAAAAAATAGGCTAAAAACAATTAACACTAAATATATAGTTACTACTCCAGATGGAACATTTTTTGGCTTAAAAGAAGCAGCTAAGTTTTATGGAATTAAAGGCGATACAGTAAAAGTTTGGTGTAATAAAAAACCAGGCTGGTCTTATGAAAGTATCTGATAAAGCATTGGGTTTAATTAAAAAACACGAAGGTTGCAGACTAGAACCATATCGTGATCCGATTGGCTTATACACGATCGGCTACGGACATTTAATTGGTGATGGCAAGACATTACCAGTAGAATGGTTCAGAAAGTTTACGCAAGAGGAAGTAGATGAGCTTCTTAAAAAGGATTTGCAGCGTTTTGAAAGAGGGGTATTACGACTATGCCCTAATAATCTTACTCAGCCTCGCTTTGATGCACTCGTCAGCTTTGCATTTAATGTTGGGCTAGGGAATCTACAAGCCTCTACCTTACGACAAAAACACAACAGAAATGATGTGTTTGGTGCGGCTCAAGAATTTGTAAAATGGAACAAAGCAGGTGGGAAAATACTCCGAGGGCTAACACTTCGCAGACAAGCCGAGTCAAGCCTCTATCTCCAATGACCGATAAACAACTCCATCTTGCCATTGCTTATCTGTGGCACTTCTATACAGACTTTCTACTTTCTGTGGAAAAATTAGTCTTGGTTCTTTTCCCAAGAAACAAAAGGCATAAACCAACTTAGCTTTATCGCTATCAAAACT